ATTTACGATTGCCTCAACTAAGGCCGGGGCTCCTTCACCTATAACTTTGGCGAAAGCAAGAATACCCCTTGCCACTTGTTCCAAGAACACAGGTATCAATCCTAATATACTCGTTATTAGAAGTGTGAGTGTTGCTATACCAGCTGTGCCCGCAACGGCTAATGCTCCTAATCCTGTTGCTAATAATGCAATACCCCCACCTATCAGTCCTACAGCTGCTCCTAATAGAAGTAATGCTGCGCTTAGGGCTAATATAATTGGGGTCACAGGACCTAATAACAACCCTGCAACTGCTAATACTCCAAATACTCCTGCTATAGCAAGTAAAGCCATACCCAACTCACTAAGTTCCATATTACCTAATATCATTAACGTCGGAGCCAATACAGCAAGTGCCCCAGCCAAAACCAACATTGCGGCTGCCCCACCTATAGCTCCGTTTAACAGATTAAGAGCTACAACCATTATTGTTAAACCGGCCGCTAAGCCAATAAGTGCTTGTTTAAGATCGTCCGTCTCCATCCCGCCCAACTGTCGCATAGTGGAGGAGAACAATAGAAGTGCAGCACCCAATATTGCTAAGGAGCTAGCTTTAACCAACATCGATGCCGGATCGCCAACAACCTTCATAAATATCCCTATCTCTGTAAGGACGACACCCATACCGACTAATCCTTGTATCATTGCGTTCGTATCCATCTCACCAAACTTACTAACGGCATTAGATAAGACGACCATAGATGTAGCTAAGAGTAATATCCCTGCACCTTTAAGGACTCCCATACCACTTAGATCGGTAACCTTCATAAAGAGTGCTAACTCGGTCAATACAACACCTACACCAACCAATCCTTGCTTGAGAATTCCACCATCAATAGATCCGAATTTCTCAACAGCTGTTGCCATAACTATGAGTGCTGCGGCGAACACAATCATCCCTCCGGCACCTTTCATCATCTTACCCTCAATTGTAGATAACACTTTAGCAGAACCAACAAGTAATATCATGGATCCAGCTAATCCAGCTAGACCAGTCTTCATCGCTTCCCATTCTATGCCTGATAATTTCTTAATTGCAGATGATAAGGTTAATATTGAAACAGCCAATGGTAGCATTGCAAGAGCAATTTTCGTTATACCTTTAAAACCTCCTCCGGATAACATCTTGTTGAATGCCGCCATGGATCCGAATAGTTGAGTAAGTAATACTGTCATAGCCATTACGGCCGTACCTAATCTCTCAGGATCTATGGAGGACAACAATACTAAAGATCCTACAAGTATAGCTATTGCTGCAGCTATTGCTAGTAATGTCTTGGCTTTAAGATAGGATTGATATTCCATCAATGCGATTCTAACTTTCCTCATCATTAAAGTAAATGATTGGGCTATATTACCCCTTACTAAAGCAAGTTCGAGTGCACCCATGAACTTATTTACGACTAGTAGTAGTGTTCCAAATATCCCTGTATTCACCAAATCCAGACCTTGTTGTAGGTCAAGGGATTGGACGAACTCACTTATTCGACCTGTAATGCCCTCTACACTATCGCCAATAACATTACCTATTCCAGATATCATTGGAGCGAGTGGCTGTAGGAACCCAAGTATCCCTTTGGCTAATCCTATAGCTGTATCAGCAACAAACTTTAAAGGTTTGAAACCTTTCTCAATACCTAGTCCAACTTTCTCGAAGGTGTCTGACCCTGCGATGACATCCCTAAGACTAACTAAGAAGTCACCGAAGGTTCCTGTTACCTCAAGTGCAACGTTACCCAATGGGGCGAAATATCCAATGGCCTTTAAGATTACTTGACCAATAGCTGTAAATATCATTTTACCTATGTCTAGTACTGCGAATAGTCCTCTGAAAGTTCGTTTTAAGTTCTCCGAATTCTTCTCACTAAGAACTAATTTTGATGTAAAGTTCTCAATTGATTCACCTATAGATCTAAATCTCTCTAGAGTCATTGCTGGGAAAATATCACGGAAAGCTTCCCCTATAGGTTTTGCTATAGATATTAAAGCTTTGAATATGTTAATCATGGAGTCGATATATGGTGCTAAATCTTCATTTGTAAAACTATCTTTGAAGTTGGTTAATGCTGCCGTAGCCTTACCTGCTATTAGAGTTACAACTTTTTCGAATAATGGTAAATATGGTTTCAATGCATTATGAACGGCGTCTATAGCATATCTAAGTTCAATAAGCGTCACTTTAAAATTTTCAAATATCGTTGGTGCGAATGTTCCACCTATCCTTGATAAGGCCGCTTTAACGTGAGCTACTGAGCCTGCGAATAGACCTGATGCCTCTGTTGCATGGTCTCCAAAAGCCTCGTACATAGCGTCCGCAAACATTTGAAAACTGATCTGACCCTTACTAACCATATCTCTTACCTCACCCTCAGAGATACCCATAGCTTTACCTAGTACAGCTGCCGCGTTTAGACCTCTGGCGCCAATCCTGTTAAGTTGGTCGCCCATCAATCTACCGTTACCAGCTACCGTTGTGAATATGTGAGCCATGTCTTCAAACTCAGAACCTGTCATGGCGGCAACGCCTGCTACAGCTCTAAGAGCTCTATATAAATCGTCACCAACATCAACCCCTGATGCTGCCATTTGTGACCCCGCTTTAGCTGCTGCATCAAACCCATACATGGTCCCAAGCACTGACTCCCTAGCACTTTCCATGGCCTTCTCGACATCTACACCCAACCCTTTGAACTGGAAGGCTGCTTGCTCGACGTTGAGAGCTCTCTTTTTACCACCTGAGAGGATCTGTCCTATTGAACCACTTATTAACTTCTTCCCAAAATTTAAAGCTGTCTTTGTAAGTTCTTGAATGACAGTCATACCAATAATGCCTAGATTTGAGAATCTTTCGCTAACTGCCTCAACACCAGCTGCCATACCTGACATATCGACACCTTTAGCAGCCTTGGAGATACCCGTGAGACTTTCAGCCTGTTTATCAAAATTTAGGAACTCTTTTAACTTCTCTAGTGTGGATTGACTTCGTTTAACCTCCCTTTCAAACTGGGCGTTGTCGAACTCCATCACTATTATTCTTCTATCTACATTCTTACTCATCCTTGGGTCACCTCCCTCCAGGCCTCATCAGCTAATGCTTTGAAGATCTCAGCGAGTGCTGGGTTAATGTAATCTATTCCTGTAACATACCCACCATTACGAGTGCCGTGCCCATACTGAAGTATTATGGCTATGGGCACACCTTTAACTATGTTTGAGTTGTTCCAGGTTATTGTTGATCTTCCTTTTTTCTTATCTATTTCGTAATACCAGGAGTCAGCCGTTAAACCAGTATCCACCGGTGTGTTTCTTGATAAGGCACTGACCCCTTGACGTCCATAATAATGCAAAATATCATTTACATCAAACCTCGATGCCTTGAATAGAAACTTTAGGGTGTTTTTCCAATCTCCTTTTGATCCCATTTTGATTATCTCGATCACCTTCTATCCTCTGGTTTGTAGTTGCTTTCTCCTAGCTTTATTTAGGATTCTGTTTTGGTTTATTATCTCACTTCGACTACGTTTCTTCGGAGGTTGATTCTTTATACTACATATATTGATTAATGTTATTAGTCTATTAAGATGCCACTTCTGACATTCAAAGGGTATATTGTAGGCTATCATCCAATAGTAGATTAACTCTGAGGTTATGACCTCTTTGTTCTTACCCCCTGAATTCTGAGAGGTAAATGTTGTCGCCGTCATCTCATCTTCAATGTAATCCTGTATTTCTTGAATAATTGCGGACGGTAACATGTAGTATGTCTCCTTGGGAACGTTTTGTGTTATTGTCATACATCTAATGTAATCTAGAGTTTCTTCATTGGTTTTAGGCGTTTTTGATAAGAATGGTTTTTTCCACTTGGACTCCCACTTGGAGATAGATACAAGGGAGTGTTCCAGTTGAAGTTTTTGAGGTCTTATTGTTATAAACTCCTGCTTAACCTCATCAAATAGTTCTTGTTCTGGAACGGTTACCCTAAGCATTCTTATTCTCCTTTAACGATTTCGTCTACAGCTTCCCCCCACTCTGCTGGTGGAACGCCTGCCTTCTGACCAACTTCCTCTAGTTGCTTTCTAAGTTCAACTTGCTTATTTACATCATCAATTAATCCTGCTGGTAGAACCCCGTTTACGAAGGCAGCACCTGCTTTAGCGTCCGTACCCAACTCCATGAACATCTCAACATATGCTTCGGTTTGGGAGAATGCTTCAGATAACTCCTTGCTTTTTATGAATCTTTTACCATCTGGGGATTTCTCACCATACGCCTTTAATATTAGAGTTTTGAATAATTCTATAACTTTGGGTGTTTGTTTCTCTGCTATAATCTTATCAATCATGGTGGTTAATCCACCTTCTTCTTTTAACTCCATCTCGACTAACTCGGCTCTATTGAAGTTGAAGTAGAAATCCTCTTCTCTCTCAACACCGTTG